TGAACTTTTGACAAAGGCTGATATTACAAGGTCTGAACAAATAGAATCTGTAATGGTAGGAATAAAAGAATTACTTGGAGATACTATTGATCAGAAATATGAAAAATATATTCGGTTAGGTGGAATACCATCTGACGAGGTTGATGAGTTTAATTCTGTTTTCTCCGCATACGAAAAAGTTAAAGGAAACCATAACAGAAAGAAGAAATATGATTATGTTATGGATAATTTACTAATTATACCTGTGACAACTTTATATAATACTGATAAGAATTAAATAAATGAAAGGGCAGTTTCATGCTGCCCTATAGAATGTACTC